TTAATGCATTCCAAGTTTGAGGATTTCTCATAGCAGTTCTTATTTTTGCTGGAGAAGGTCTACCATTTGCAATCATTTCAGATTGTATGTCTTTACCAAGAGCAACAGTAAATTCATTTACTGCATTAGCTTCATACATTTGTTCATTTGAATACCCTTTAATTCTTGTAGGTTCTGCAAGAACAAGAAGTTCTTTTATTAATTTTTTTAGAATTTTAATTTCTTCATTATTAAGATCATAGGCTTCTTTTTGAATTATATGAGCGGATTTCATTTCTATAACTTGAGCTTCAAGCTCTAAAATTTCATGCTTTAATCCCTCACCTCCATTTTGTAAATGTTTTAATTTAGCATACAGCGCTTCTTTTTTTAACATACCCGCTTTTTCAAGCATTCCAGCCTGTATTCTTCCTTCTAAAAATCCTTGTAATGTTTTAATTTTTTCCCAAGGTGTTTCACCTATTACTTGATAACGATAATTAAATTCTGTGTTAAATTTTGATGGCATAATTTTATACCCCTATTCCACAAGCTGAAACGCCTGTTCTAGCTGTTCCGACACCTGTTACATCAGTTCCTACAGCTCCAGAAGAACTTACTAAATTTGATACAGCTGTGTAAGCACCCGGAGCACCATACGCAAATATTCCTTTGTCTCCGCCATAGCCACATCCTCCCATACCTGTTCTAGCTGTTCCGACACCTGATGTATCCGTTGCGACTACTCCACTAATATTTACTTTATTAGATATATTATAATAGGGAGCGGGGGCAACTCCTGTTCCATAAGCTGCAACGCCTAAACCCACACCATATCTAGAAGCTGCTCCTGAACCTCGAGCAGTTCCGACACCGGTAACATCCGATGCAACAACTCCTTCAGTGCTAACTATATTAGACATATTTTGTGCCGCGGGAGTGTTTCCATAAACCATTAGACAATTAGAATTTTCATTTCCAAATGGAACTCCACAAGGTCCGGCTCTCCCTGTTACACCTGACGCTTTTGCAGTATCAGCGGATACAATACCTACATCAGAAATTAAATTTGTTATTCCTGAATAACCATCACCTGTACGTCCACCAAAAAAAGCTCCTCCTTTATTTCCACCATAGCCTACTCCAACCACATATCCACCCGTTGCACCACTTACCGCAGCAGTATCGGTAGCTACAAGACCTGCACCATTAACTTTATTAGTTAATGCAACAAAAACTCCGGTTTGTCCAAAACAACAAATTCCATTTTCAAAACCAAATGTAGATCCTGAATCATATCCCATAGCTCTAGCGGTACCAACACCTGTTTGATCGGTTGATACAACTCCTGAAGTATTAACTAAATTACTAATATTTACTGAGGGTGCCTTATAACCGAAAGCAAATATTCCTAGTTGTGTGGGTGAATAACTTAACGCACTACCTCCAGCACCAAATCCTAAAACTTGATAGCCAAAAGATTTACCTCTGTTATAGGGTTTCTTTGAACTTTTACCGTAATGATAATTGTCTAAATTATAAAAATCTCTCATATCTAAATTTCTTAAGCATCGTTAGCTGCATCAGTAGTAAAGAATATTTTGATACCTAGAACTCTTGCGTCGGCACTAAACGTATCTCCACCTGCGTTTGCATCTCTAAATAATTGAAAGTAAGTTAATTGATCTACTGCAGGAGATCCTGCAATTGTAACTGCACTACTTACAGCTGAAACTTGTTGATCTTCAACTGTTCCTATACCAGCATCTGTAATATTTACTGCTGTTCCGTAAACAACATCAATAGTATCATTGTCACCAACAGCTACACCTTGCAAACCAAAAATACAGTCACCTGTATTTGTAGAAGCTGGTGTCCAATATACTTGATAAGTTACTGTACCTTCATTCCATGATTTAGGAAAAGCTACTGAAAATTGTGCAAATTCATCTGTACCTGCATCAAAATCTAATACTTTCATATCAGGTCTTGTTGCTGTTGTTTCAACTTGTTGTGCGTCTGCTGGGTTAGTTGTAGCTCCATACATTGCTGAAGATGGAACCCACATAGTCTCCAGTCCTGCAATTTTAACTGCAGCTGTCGCACTTTTAAGTACACCTGTTCCCTTAGGGTTAATATTAATATCAACATTTGTTTCACCTGTTGATGATAAAGTTGGACCAGCACCTGAAGCGGCATTTGCTAATGTAAATTCATTAACTGCTGAACCCGTAGCTGTAAGTAAAGCTAATTCGTTTCCGTTAGTATCTAAAATTGAAGTTCCAATTTTAGGTGATGTTAAAGTTTTGTTTGTTAAAGTTTGTGTTCCTGTAAGAGTTACTTCATTAGCCTCACCTATAGTTGCTTCATAAACACCTGTATTAGTTGCTACACCATCTACATATATAAGTTTCCATCCTTTGTTATCAGTTGCAAAAGTAACTGTTGCTCCTGAACCTGATACGGCTTTAAGTTGTAATGTTTCTGCATTAGTAGTGCTATTTTTAATAAAATAAAAATTTTCTGTAAGAAGAGGAAATGTTAAAATTCTTGATCCTGTAAGAGCACCTGTTAATTCTATAACTCTGTGTTGAGCAGTACCTGTTAAAGCACCCTCTGCTATTGATAAAGCTGTAGTTCCTGATCCTGCAACAGCTAAAGATAAATATCCACCTGTAAGTTGTTCTACAAGACTTAAATTTGCGTTAGTTTTTGTTCCCCAAGTACCAGCATTTTCGCCGGTTGCCATTAGCTCTAAGCCAAGATCTGTGAAAGTTGATGCCATAATTTTGTACTCCTAATTAGTATCTTTTTTTAATTTGTTTTATTCTTAATGTCAATAACATATTATACTAATTACCCGCAGTAACTGTTGTATAATTTGCTGTTTGTGTTGCTGTTATTGCTTCATAACCCAGTGGTGATATGTTTCCAACACTAGCAGTTGCAGAAACTCCTGTCAATCCCATCCCTTGATTAATTATAACAGATCCTATTGCAGAAGTTGCACTTACTCCTGTTAATCCCATAACATCTGTTGGTGTTATAGTTCCAGTTGATGCAGTTGTAGATAAACCTGTTAAATTTATAAGGGCTGCACCCGATTCTGTAGGTTCTCCAAGAGTAGATGTTAAACCTAATCCAGTTAATCCCATTACATCTGCTGGCGCTAAAGCACCTGAAGACGATGTGGTAGATAAACCTGTTAACGCTACATCTATATCAAAACTTATGTTTAATGATCCAATCGTTGATGTTGCACTTTGTCCTGTTAGACCTAATGTAAGATCAGATGATGGTATTGGTACTCCAACTGATGCTGTAGAACTTAAACCTGTTAATCCCATTACACTTGCAACATCTAAATAATATTCACCACCCCAACCAGTTGTTGTAGACCCCCAAGTTTGTTTACCCCAACTAACATCTTCTCCAATACCTGTAGTTGCCTCAACACCAGTGAGTGCTACGACTAAACCTGATTCGCCCCAGTTTTCAACACCCCAACCGTCTTGTCCCCAACCTGTATTTGTATCAGCTGTGATTGTAAGTGAACCTGTTGATGAAGTAGAAGATACTCCTGTTAAGCTAACCTCACTACCATCTTGATCACCCCAACTATTTAATCCCCATGTAAGCATTCCCCATGTATCAGAGTCCACGGTATTTGCTTGTCCACCCATTCCTGAGTGATATTGACAATAATAATAAAGTTGTGGTGCGCTAGCTGCTACAGCTATTTGAACATAGGCATCTGTTTGACCTGCTGTTCCAGAAGTTGTTACTCCTGTTGTGTATTCAGAACCGCCGCTGTGTGTTCCATTGCTTGTTGTAGAAAATTTAAAAGGGTGTCCACTAACACTGCTGTCAGAAACATCAAATTGATAAGTATAACCTTCCGCAAGATTTACAGTTTCTTGTAAGACTCCGTCTATGTAATATCTATTACCAGCACCCGGGTTAGCTACTGTTACTGTGTAGGTTTTAATTACCGACATAAGGATTTACTCCTTATGCTATACGAAGTATTGCGTTACTAGCGTCTGCTGTTGGAAATTGAACTGTAAAAGTTCCGCTTGTTACAGTTTTATCTGAACCGAATGCGATTGCACAAACTGCTCTATCAGCGTTTGTATCGTTATATATTAAACAACCATTAGCTGTAAATGAAGCAGAAGTAAAACTTATATCTGCAAAGTCACAACACGCAGTGTCTGTAGATAAAGCTGGAGTAACACTAACTACTACTTTTCCACCAGCTGAATAAGCTGATCCTGATGTGTTAGAAATTTCGTTTGTAGCACTGTACGCTGTTGTTGATTTATTTAAAGTAGCTGAACTTGTGTATAAAGCTAATTTAAAACTGTTTCCAGATGATGCCGTAAAATTGTGTAAAGCTTGTAAAACTTCTGTTTTAAAACTGTTACATACTGCTGATGTTATTGTCATAATTTTTATCTCCTAATTTTACTGAGGCGCTGACTCGATTGGTATTCTTATTGTTCCATCCGTGTAATCGTCTCGTCTTCTTCTTCCAATTTGCATCGCTGCAAACTTTTGTAGTTCTTGTTTATACTTTCCATCGTATAATGTCAACATATCAGTTGGACCTTTTAAAAATCCATAAGCTTCGACTAAACAAGCATATAATAAGCCTTGTGGGAAATAATTACTAATATATGTGTGAGAATTACCATCGTCTCCAGATCCTAATCCTACAGGCATTTTGTTATAATATATTCTAAATATATAGTTAGCGTCTGGTGTTGGTGCTAAATAAATAGATCCTGAAGTAGTGTCAGTTAATCCTGTAGCTCCACCAAACATTGAATAATATTTAGGCTTTCCAGTAACATCTACACCTGTTGCTGTTGACCCTTCTGGACCTGTTAATCTTCCTACAAATTCACTTAAAAAAGTTTGATCTCGTCTTTCTAAGTATGTACCTTGTTCTGTAGAATTTGTAGCATTAAAAACTTCTACACCTCTTACAAATAAAGATCCTGCAGGAACTCTAATATTATTTACATCCGTTGCCATTGTACCTTGGTCCACGAATCTGTCTGAGTCCATAGGTAAATCAAGATTAATTCTGTGCTCAGCAGCCATTATAAAACCATCTAAAATAGTGGTTGTAAATACATTAGAATCTACTTCAGTA